GAAAAAGAAGAGTAATAGCATACTAACCCTACATTTGCTATAATAGACTTATGAAAAAAATAAAGGTGTTTTTAGCATCTAGCCTTTTAGTATTGTCTATTAGTGGATGTGGCTATGATGGTCATTATAGATATCCATGTCAAGATCCTACTAATTGGCAAAATGCAGAATGCAAGCCACCAATCTGTACGGCTAACGGAGCATGTCCAGAAGATCTAGCAGAAACAAAGGAAACAGTAAATGGCTAAAGAAAGATTATCCCCTCAAGATTTAGATGCAAGATTAAAGTTTATTCTAGGAATTACTTTAGGATCAATTTTATTTATAACTTCAACAGGCATTATGTATGCTTTAATATTTGTTACACAACCAATCACTGGACAATCCGAAAATGATAAAATGTTCTTTAACGTATTAGGTAGCGTTGCTACATTTATTACTGGAACATTGGCTGGACTTCTTATTGGTTCATCTGGCGCTAAAGATGTTATGGCAGCACAAATTGCAAACAAAGAAATTGATGCAAAAAATACACAAGCAGATAAAAAATTAGAAGCTGAAATTGATGATGCAAAGTCACGTAGATTGGCTAAACCAGATGGCGCAATGCCAGCAGAGCAACCAGTAGACGATAGCTGGGACAAGTAATGTCAGAGCAAGGAACTGCAGCAAAATTAGTTGAAATTGCAACAGCAGAAATAGGTACCGTAGAAGGTCCTAAAGACAATGAAACTAAATATGGTAAATTTACCAAAGCAGATTTTCAACCTTGGTGTGGATCATTTGTTAATTGGTGTGCAAACGAAGCTGGAGTAAAGATTCCAAATACGGTATATACTCCTGGTGGCGCACAAGCATTTAAGAAAGCAAACTCATGGATTGATGGGGACCTTGCAGATCCAGAGCCAGGAGATATTGCTTATTTTGATTTCCCATCAGACGGTGTTGATAGAATATCACACGTAGGAATAGTTGCAATAGATAACGGTGATGGAACTGTTTGGTGCATTGAAGGTAATACTTCTGGAGATCCTAAAGGAAGCCAAAGAAATGGCGGAGAAGTTTGTAAAAAGCTTCGTGCATATAAAAAAAATAAAAAGAATATAATGGTTTCAATTGTTGGATTTGGAAGACCTAAATTTGGAGCAAGCATTGCTAAAAAATCTGAGCCTGCTGCAAAAACAACTAAAAAGGTAAAGACTTGTTCAGAGTGTGGTCAAGTAGTTAAATAAATGAATACTTATAGAGTAAAATTAGAAGTAGAGGTAGAAGTAGAAGCCTTTGACGAAAATGATGCTCTAGACTATGCAAATGATATATTTGGCGTAGATGACGAAATAAAAAACGTTAAAATAATTAACGTTAAGGAGAAATAATGGAAAAATATCTTACAGATGAAGAGATTTCAAAGTCTTACGAATCAGATAATGAAGATGAAGATAAATGGGATAATATGGAAAAAGCTTGCTGGTCTGGATATAAACAGGTCGGAATGAAAGATAAAGGCGGAAAACGAGTACCTAATTGTGTACCAATTAAAAAGTCTTTATTTGGCACAGATGGACCTCAAACATTAATACCTAAAAATAAATAATAAAATCAGTTGACAAGGCCTAAAAGATCCCTGTATAATAGTATACAGGGATTCGCCTTTTATATTTAAGGAAAAATGTTACATTTAAATGAACGTGGTGTAGACGTATTTATAAATAAATATAAATCAATTACTAATGATGCATATTGGAACAACTATGATTTAATTATTTGGAAAAAAAATAACAATGCATTTTTTAATATAAAAGGAATATTTAATAAAACTTGGGGAATGGCAGATAGAGTATCTGTAGATAACAAAGGAATGTGGGTTCTACCTAAACAATATGTCAAATATTTTAAATAATTTAGGGGTAGACAAAGACGATTTAGACTGGTGGCACCTTGCAGTTTGTAGAGGCATGGACACTAACTTATTTTATGATAAATATGAAAATGATCCTAAAATTGCAAAAAATGTTGACGAAGCATGTCTAGCTTGCCCAGTTATAGCAATGTGTTATAAATCTGGATCTGATGGCGATGAGTATGGCGTATGGGGCGGAGTTTATTTAAACTCTGGATCGATTGATAAAACTAGAAATTTACATAAGACAACTGATACATGGAAAAGATTGAAAAAGAAAAATGTTTATTGATAAAGATAAAAATCATTTTAAACATGGGATTAATCAATGGACTGGGGAACCCAACAAGCCAGTATTTTATACACCAGAAATGTCAAAAGCAATAAGAGGAATTACCAAACCAGCAAACAACTTACAAATGGATATAGTAAAGTATCCAGAATTTTTAGCAATAAGATTATATGAAGACAACTTTGTACAATTTGAAGGCGTTAAAAAAGAAATGGTCATAGATTATGTAGCAAAAGTAAAAAAGCTACTTGAGTCATATGGAGTAAGATGTGAGCTGGAAGGAGTGCCTAGTGAAAGAATACTACGATAGAATATTAATTGTATTTATTCATGATCTAGGAGTTTATGGAACTACAGAAAAACTAGGAGCATTTGCCTCTATAGTAAAATATAAAAAAGATGAAATGGAGTACGAAGAAATGATAGATAATTCAGAATTTTCAATTATGGATGAAATTGTATTTTCACATGTAGAAGAGGAATATAATGGATAAGGTTCTTTGCTATTCTTGTAACAAAACTAAAAATAAGTTAAATCTTAAAAAGTCTACATTGCTTCCAATAAATTTATTTATGTGTGATGGATGTATAGAATCAAAATTTGAACCAAGATGGCTAGTAATCATTACTGGTAGACAAAACGGGCCAGAAAGCGTTAGAGAGTTTGTTTTAAAAAAGAAATATGTTGGAGATGAAATTTCTGCTTCTGAGTTATTAATTTAGTATACATTCTACGGTATAATATGATATATAATGAATCTGGATCTGAACTCTATAATTATTGCAATATCTGCTGCGATATTGTCTGGCATGGGGACGGCAATTATTGCTGGTCTGAACGAAAATAAAAGAGAAAAAAATAGAAAACAAGAGCGTGAGCAGGACCATTTAAAATTAGAAGTAAAAGACCTAAAAATTGAATTGTATCAAATAGAAAAAGAATTAACTGAATGGAAAGATAAATATTATAATGCTATTCAGGAATTAATTTTAATTAAATCTGAGCTAGAAGATGCCCTGAGAAACCTTTCAGAAATGGATTCAAACGAGGTTTTGGACAGATAATTTTTAATTTAGTATACTAGTCTGTATGACAGCAGTGGTAGCCCTTATTCATGAAAATAAAGTCCTTCTAGGAGGAGATTCTGCTGCATCCGATGATAAAACAGGATTAATTTTTTCACGCACAGACCCAAAAGTTTTTAGAGTAGGTCAGTTTGGAATTGCATTTGTTGATAGCTTTAGAATGGGACAAATTCTTCAATATAACTGGACTCCACCAATTTATAAACCAACAGCAGGATTTAAAAATTTAGAAAAATTTATGCGTACTAAGTTTGTTGAATCAATTAAAGAAACATTTAAAGAACAAGGATATGGCAATCAAACTGCAGGCTCTACAGAAGATGGCGATGAAGGCGGAGTTTTCTTAATAGCAGTTCAGGGTGCAGGTAGAATATTTACCATGGATAGCGATTTTCATATAGGAGAAGCAGACATTCAATACATGGCAGAAGGTGCTGGGCAAGAATTAGCTTTAGGATCACTATACTCAACATCATCTATTAAAACACCCCGTAAACGGGTCAGGATGGCTCTAGAAGCGGCTGCAAAATTTAACATGGCAGTTAGAGCACCATTTACAATAATTGAAATTTAGAGTATAATTAAATATATGGACATTAATAATCTTAAGCCAGAAAATTATAACATGGCTATGGATTTAAGAGGAACACCAACTCATGTTTGTCCTTGTGGATGTTTTATATGGAATCTAAAAGTAATATTTGAAGATTTTGATATTGCAACATATTTTTTAGATATGGAATGTGCAAACTGTGGTAGTCTAGCAACGGCTCCCACCCCGACAGATAGGTAAAAATGAGAAAATCAGAAAGATTGAGATTGTTAGAAATGCAAATAATCAAACTAGAGTTTGAGATAGATTTATTAAACAACATGCTTGCCGCATTATTAGAGGCAAACAACTTACCACAACCTCAATTAGACGCTGGCAAGTGGTACCAGAGACGGATAGATAGAAACTCTTGACAGATTTGGGTATGTTTTAGTAAAATGTACCTATGAATAAAAAACTAATAACTGCAATATCAATACTATCACTAACACTATCTACTACATTTATTGTTGTAGAGGCGAAAGCTAATCAAGTACCCTCAACAATAGCAATTCTGGACACTGCATTAGACACTTCTCTACCAATTTTTAAAGATAAAATTGCATATGAAGTTTGTGTTTTAGAATTGGCCTCATGTCCAAATGGACAAAAGTTTATGGAAGGTCCAGGATCTACTGTACTTCCATTTGATATTATTTCTAAAAATGGTTTCGATCACGGAACACAAATGGCATCAGTTGCAGTAGCAACTAATCCAAATATTAAAATTGTTTTTGTAAGAATTATTGGAAACAATCCATCTGGCTCAAGACAATCAACTGGCGAAACTGGTGTTTCTTTAGCATTAAAATGGGTATTAGATAATAAATCTCGTTTTAATATACAAAGTGTTGCAATGTCTCAATCAAATCATGCAATACTAACAAACTTAACAGATTATTGTCCTACAACATCAATGTTACGTGGAGTAATATCTTCATTAATTTCTTCAGGTACACCAGTGTTTTTCCCAGCAGGAAACAACAGAGACCTTTCAAGGTTATCTTGGCCAGCATGTATTAACGATTCAATATCAATTGGAATGGCAGACCAATATGAGCAAATAGATAACTATTCTAACTTTGATAAAGATAGATTAGACTTTTACGCTATTGGAAATATGAAAGTTGCAGTCCCAGGAGGTTCTGTAAAAAATGCAGCAGGGTCATCAATTTCTACGCAAGTTGCTGCTGCTACATGGGCTGGAATTAAAAGTTCAAATCCTTCTTTAACTTATCAACAAGTTTTAGATATGCTAAATAATGCTTCAAAGCCAATCCGTGGTGCTAGGGGGCAATATGGTAAACTTATCTCTAGTGCCCCTATTGAAATTGCACCAAGTGCTCCAATAGTAACAAAACCAGTCGCTCCAGTAACTAAAACTGCAGAGCAATTGGCTGCCGAAGCAAAGGCTGCTCTTACAATTGAGGCTAACAAAGCAATTTCAGAGGCGGAAGCAAGATACCAAGCTGAAGTTAAACTGGCTGCAGATAAACTGGCTGCAATTAAATTGGAGTGGGCTAAAAAAATAAATGGCTAACATGACAGTGCTTGAAGAAATAATTAAAGAAATCGGTGAGGAGTTGTACCAGAAATGGTACAACGCCCTTGCAATAGAAGACAGAACAGAAGAATCTTCTAAGGCTATGTCTATAAATGCTGGAGAAACAACATTTTGGGTAGTTCAAACATTTATGAATAAATTTAATGCAGCAGCAGAGGAACTAAAAGACAAATAATGCTAGAGATCAATGACGAAAATTTTGATAAAATATTAACCCTTCATAATGTTTTAGTTGTTGATTTTTGGGCAACATGGTGTAGGCCATGTAAAATGTTTTCTCCTATTTTAGAAGAAATTTCTAAAGAAAATAATATTTGGATTGCCAAAATAGATGTAGATCAAAATCCAATACAGTCTTCAAAATACAACATAACCTCAGTTCCAACAACAATTATATTTGAAAATGGTAAAGAGGTTAAAAAAATACTTGGCGCAAAACCTAAACATCAAATGATTGAGGAGTTAAGTAAATGGCTATAGATTTTTTAGATGTTCAATCTTGGTATGAGTATGGTCGTGAAAAAAATTGGGTATCAGAGGTATTTTGCGACACACATGAAGGACCACCACTTTCTGATGAAGAAATGGAAGAATGGGAAGAGGGCGGAGATCCTTGTAGCTTTCATGTAAAACTTTGGGATCAATAAACACAACAAATTGCTTAGTTAAACGTTTATATACATGGGTGTACACCCAAAATAGAATTCCATTTTGTAAAAAAATGGATAAAAAGGAGAAATAAAAAATATGAAGTCATTAAAAAAGATTGCCGTTGCTTCGGCTGCAGCCCTAGCATTACTAGGCATTCAATCAATTAATGCATCAGCAGCACCACTTGTGGTAACAGTTGCTGGTTCAGCAAACGCTACAACATCTACAGCGCCTGCGACTGCGAACGTTCCAGCCGACAACACAGTAGATTCAGCAGATGCCATTGCTCTAGCAGCAACAGCAGATACTGGAACTGTAGTTACATTTACAGCAACAGGTGGCGTTAAGCTAGTCACAGCTTTAAGCGCAACAAATGCAGTAGTTAGTTCTTCTGCAGGTTCAGCGTCGTATTCAGTAACTTCTGCAGGATCTGCAGTAACTGTTTATGCATTCACAACATCAACAGCAACAGGTTCAGTTACAATTGTAAATGGATCTTACTCTACAGTTGTTTTTGTTAAAGGAATTGCAGGTTCTGTATCAAACGTCGGAGTTTCAGTACCAACTTCAGTGGCAGTAGGAACCATTCCAGCAATTACAGTAAGCACAACAGACGTGTTTGGAAACGCAGTTTCTGATACCGTAACAGCAACATTAATTGGTGGAACTTGGGCAGATGGCTCAATTTCTAAACAAATTGTAACATCTACTGCAGCTCAGGTTGCAGCGGATTCTACATTAATTTTAGGATCTAAAAAAGAGAATACTTCAGTTGCAACAATTGGTAATGTAACAATTGCAGTAACTGGTGCGACAACAGCAACAGCAGTCACTGGACTAAAAGTTCCAGTAAAAGCCGTAGTTGCGTCATACACAGTTACCGATTTAAATGGCACAATTGCACAACTTCAATCTCAAATTAGCTCATTGTCAGCAGATTTAAATTCAGCAAAAGCTGACGCTGCTTCAAAACAATTAGTTATTGATTCCGCAACAGCAGCAAAAATTATTGCTGATGCAGCAGTAATTAAAGAAAAGGCTGATTATAATAAATTAGCTACAGCCTGGAATAAGGCATTTCCTAAAAAGAAGGTTGCTTTAAAGAAGTAAATTATAAAATTAAGGGCAAGGGAAACCTTGCCCTTTTTTTATTTAAATGATAGAATATAGATGTGGAATACATTGAAGATCAAATAAGAGAAAAAATATTAAACGAAATTAAATATTTAGAGTTGCCATATGAATGGAAACCTAACGAAGTAATTAATTATATATATAATAAATTAAACAAGGGAAATATAAATGAGTAGTAAAAAAAGAAGTGTTTATAAATCAATTACATGGCCAGCAGTACATATATTGTTTGTTGGCACATTAGTATATTTATTTGAAAAAGCTATTACTGGCGAAGCACATTGGGAATATGCTGGTTCATTTGCAATAATTTATACAGCATGTGAAATGATTGGCTTTTTCTTACACGAAAGAGCATGGGAAAAATTTGGGAAAAGAGTAAAGTGAGTTCAGTATTAAAGTCAGAAAATCCATTAGTTCATAGTATGTGTGAAAAAAATAATTGTGAAAATAAAGCAACAAGAATTATTAAAGATTTAAATCTTTATAGCTGGGTATGTGAAGAATGCTATGGAAAATATAAGCCTTGATAAAAAATATAAATAATAAAATTTATATAATTGAGGGATATATATCTAAAAGTACATCAGATTTTTTAACAGAAACATTTAATAGTACTACATCAGATGCACCAGATTACCAGATAAAAGGTGGTCCGTCTTTAAGTCCAGAGAATGGATATACTTTTAAATGTGGTAATCCTATTAAAAGCTACCAAGATGATAATAATTACAATATTGGAATAGACATTTTAACAATGTTATGTAATTCAATGTCAAACACAATTTCAGACTTTTTAGATACAAAAATGGATATTAAAACAATGTTTTATGGGTTAATGCTAGAAGGTTCTGAAATGAAGCTGCATACAGATAATTACATTACACCTAATGATGCAGAAAGTATTAGAAAAAATTCAAAAGACGATTGGTCTGGGCTTCTTTATCTTAACGATGATTATGAGGGTGGACTTTTAGAGTTTCCTCAAGAAAATTTTTCAATAAAGCCAAAAACTGGAACATTTATTTTTTTTAAAGGGGATCATGATTTACCACATCAGGTGTCAAAAATTGAAAAAGGGCATAGAAACGTAATAATATCATTTTTTTGGCCTATAAAATATCGTGGCCTAGATACTGTTTTGGGTTAGTAATTTCTTAAATGCTATAATAAGGGTATAGATGGATTTCTAGACCCATCTAAATACAACAACCTATAGGAGAAATAAAATGTCAGACGGAAAAGATTTAAAAGGATTTAACGAAACAAAGCCAGCAGGGTCATCACCATGGCCAACAGAAAATTATACAGAAGCACCAGCTGCAGCATTTCCAGCATCAGATGTTTCTAATCAGGCATCAGCACAAGGCCCAAAGTAATAATGTGTTACGAATGTGGTTGTGAATCAGTAGGAAGCACAACTGGTATTGTACCAGTTACAATTACTGATGTTTCAAGAGATGGTGAAGCAGGTTTAAACTTTAGCATGACCTCAACACCAGAGCAGACAAGACAATTCATTAATGAGTGAAAATGGCACAGGTATGGCCACACCGCCAAACAATGAACCAGCAGGAGCAGTAACTTCTCAAGAAGCTACTCGTAAAAATCCAAATCAAGGTAAATTTAGATCTGGAATTGCAAATCAAAGATCATTAACAAGAGTTGACCGTAATAAACATGGGATTCGTAGAGAAACTAATATGGGTCCTAAAAAAACAGGTAGACCTAAGAAGGTATAAAGTTGTGCTTATCATCATCAATATCTAGTTCTTCGGACCTAGATATTGATATTTTAAATGACATAGACGATCAAATGGATAAGTTTGAGAGCATAGGAATTATTTAATGAGTTATGATCTACAAAATTTTAAACCAAAAGTTATAAAAAATTTATTTAATGAAGAAGATTTTAAAAAAATATCTAATTCATTTCAAGATTATAAAACATTTCCAATAGAAAAACAATTTTCAAGATATTCTATAGATATGGTAGGTAGACCAATTTTAAAAGAATGGTCTGCTAAAATTTTACCTATTGCTAAAAATATTTTTAATAATCAAGATATTGTTCCAACATATTCATTATTTACTCATTATGAAGGCAATGCTAGTTTATTTAAACATAAAGATAAAAATGCTTGTACCTATACAATAGATATGTGTGTTTATCAAACTGAGCCTTGGGATTTATGGATAGAGAATAAATCATATACTTTATATCCTAATCAAGCTATAGCGTATTGTGGTGAGGATCAAATGCATTGGAGGGAAGAATTTCCTAATCCAGAAAATCAAAAAGTAGCAATGATATTTTTTCATTTTGTAGAACTAGGCCATTGGTGGTTTAATGCTTAATAAAAAAGAAATAGCACCAGGAATAATGATATATTCTGATGTTATGAATAACCATAAAGAATTTATACCAGCAGTAGAACACTTTATGGAATTAAATAATCCAGAAATTTTCTGGTCAGATTCATATGTATACAAAGATGGCGAATCAATAATTGATAAAAATAGAAGCTCAAAGACATATTTTGTTAACTATCATAAAACAAATAACGATGTTTTTTCTCAAAAAAATTTGCTAGAGTCTTATGTAAGAGATAAAATAACAGAATTTTCTGATTCAATAGAGTTGGATTATCAAAATTATTATAATGTTGAAGTGCCAAATCATGAAGGATATTCTATTTTAAAATATTCAGAAGGATCTCAATTTTCAGATCATATTGACCATAATGTATTTGAGCCAAGAACTATATCTACAGTTTGGTATATAAACGACGACTACGAAGGTGGCGAAATTTGTTTTCCAAGATTTAATATTGAATATAAACCAAAGCAAAATGAGTTATTAATTTTTCCATCAACATATGTTTATAATCATTCGGTAAAGCCAATTAAAAATGGAACTAGGTATTCTGTAGTTAGTTGGTTAAATTGATGAGGTATAGAAGTTTATTAAACGGAGATAAGGTTAAAGAGCTGGACTCCCCAGTCACAATTACAGTTTATACAAAATGTCCTGAAAAATGGATGTTGGTAGACATGGAGACTGGTCAACATTACATAGGAACTGATAAATCACTTGAAATAAATGAATTAAATAAAAATATGAAAAGCTCTACTTATGTTGTTTGGGATAAAATGGTATAATAAATACTATGAGAAAAGTAAACACTATAGAATTTCCTGGCTATGAAGAATTAAAAAACAATTTTAATGCATACAAAGATATTTTTTTAAATGATCAAATAATTGCATTTAGAAATGCAAATTTAGATATTGAAAATCAAATAAAAATAATTAATTTATTTGGAGATAATTTTAATTTACAACAAAACTCATCTAATACAAATTTTTCTGAATACATAGAAGATCATCATAAGCATATGAATGAAGAAAATGTAGAAGATAAAAATAAAATTATGCTTGGTTGGCACCAGGAACATGTTGAAGATAAGGAGTGTATATTTGCAATTGGTGTATGGAATATGGAATTATTTAGATGCGAACCAGATGCTGGCAAAACATATTTTATAGACATGTCAAAAGTATACAATTCATTTTCAAGCATAGATAAAGAATTCTTGAATTCATGCGTTGCTTCAATAGAAAATAATTGGGAAATAGAAAATCCAAACACTCAAGATGCAGTTTATCCTTTAGTGTTAAACCATTGGATTACAAATGAAAAAACTATTAGAACATTTTATGGCACAGGAGAAAAGCCAAATCTTTATTCTGTAAATGGAGAAACTCCTACTAAATTAGAAATTGATAAATTTAATTTTTTGCATGATGAAATATATAACAAAGTTTGGCTAGATAATGATATTAAAATTGAACATATGTGGCAAGAGGGTGACCTTCTAATACCAGATTTATTTAAATTAGCTCATGCTGTTACTGGCGGGTTTAATGAAAATGAAAGAAGACTTAAGGGAATATTTGGAACGATAGGAAATGATAATGACTTATAATTTTGATAAAGTAATAGTTGATGGTGATCTATGGTATATAGATAATTTTTTAACTCAAGAAGAGTTAGATTTTTTTAAACCCTTCATGGATGACCATGATGGTTGGTATACAACAATGAGATCTCCATATAAAAATATTTTAAATAAATTTGTTGAATTTAATTTAGAAAGAAGGGCAGACGGTAGCACTGGAGTACCTGGCCCAGGAGATTTAAATTTAAATCATGAAATACTATTAAGGCCAAATGGTTTGTTTGACAGAATAACTCAAGTCATGCCACCTGTTTATAAACCACATGCAGGTTTACAAACATTTAAATTCTGCACAGATGAAGAAATTAAAAGAGATTTTGATTTTAATAAAGCTGGCAATTACGGCGGAATTGGTAATACTGTATCAAAAAATGAAGATATATCGAAAATTGACTATGCAATGAATTGGCATTACGAGTGGGATGAAAATTCTTCCATTGTGCCAGAATTTAATAGATCATTATCAATTTATTTAAACGATGATTTTGAAGGTGGAGTTTTAGAGTTTAAAAACAAACCGTATACAATTAAAGCAAAGGCTGGTAGGTTGGTAGCAATTCCAGTTACAAAAGAATTTGAGCACAGGGTCACCAAAATAACATCTGGTAACTGGAGACATACGCTTTATGGAGCATCCTGGAATTTTGAATTCCCACCAGATAGCACTGAGGAAACTTGTTAATTTCAAAAATGGATATTGTATCACAAATTGATGAAGCAAGAATATTAGGAAAACCCTTATTGTTAAAAAGTGTATTAAAAAATACACCAAATTGGGATTACGTAATGAAATATGTAAATGATAAATTTAATGAAACTTCAAAATATCCAGTAAATGGAGATCATTTTTTAAAAAATAAAAAAAATGAAACAGTTCCTATGTTTAAATCTGGATTCTTTGATCTACAAATGTGGTTTATTGAACTATTGGAATGTCAAGAAATGTCTGATGTATTTTCTTTAAATAATAAAATAGACTCATCTGCATTTAAAATTTTAATAGACTTTTTAGGATCTGGTCAACCTAATAATATACATAAAGATCACGCAGAAGTATATTCATGGACTTGGATTAATTCAGTAGAATATAGAATATATGAAGATAATAATTATCCTTTTGAGCAGGCTTTAGATATACATGATCAGCCTTATGAATCTTTTATAATTGAAGCTGGGGATGTTATGTATATGCCTAAAGGAATAGTACATCAATCTATAATTAATGAGCCTAGAGTATCTTTAATAGTTTCAGTACAATAAATGTAAAGGAAAAAATAATGAAACATAATATGGAATTAATTACAATTGAAGGAGATCTTCAATATATTGACAATTTTTTAACTCAAGAAGAGTTAGATTTTTTTAAACCCTTCATGGATGACCATGATGGTTGGTATACAACAATGAGGTCCAGTTACAGAAACATATTAAATAAATTTATTCAAAGTGATATGCCTAGAAAGTCAGACGGAAGTACTGATGTTGTGACACCAGAACACACACCGATATACCACCCAATATTAGAAAGGCCAGGAGGCGTACTTGATAGACTAACACAAGTTATGCCACCAATATATAATCCTCATGCTAGCTTACAAACATTTAAATTTTGTACAGATGAAGAAATTGAAAGAGATTTGAGTGAAATAGAAAGAAATTATTTAACAAATAATGGAACAATACCTTTAGATGTAAGTAAAGTAGATTGGGCTATGAATTGGCATAACGAGTTCGGTGACGAAAGTACGGTTCCTCCGTTTAATAGATCTCTGTCTCTTTATTTAAACGATGATTTTGAGGGTGGAATTCTAGAGTTTAAGCACAAGCCATATAAAATTAAACCAAAAGCGGGAATGTTGGTTCTGGTCCCAGTAACAAAAGAATTTGAACATAGGGTTACTAAAATAACATCAGGAAATTGGAGACACACTCTTTACGGGGCATCTTGGAACAAAGATTTCCCCATACCAAGCACAAATGAGACCTGTTAATTACTATTGACTAAATCAATATAAATATTGTATAATAAACACCTACTAGTAGAAAGATAAATAATGAGCGAATCTAAATGCCCATTTACGGGTAATGCTTTAAATAATGAAAAAACATCTAACGAGTATTGGTGGCCTAATCAATTAGACCTATCACCACTAAGAAAACATTCAGAGAAATCTAATCCAATGACAAATGGATTCGATTACGCTAAAGAGTTTAATAGCTTAGACCTTGATGCCCTTAAGAGTGATATTAATACACTCCTTACTACCTCACAAGAATGGTGGCCAGCAGATTACGGAAACTATGGACCATTCTTTATTCGTATGGCATGGCATAGTGCTGGAACATACAGAATTAGCGATGGTCGTGGCGGTGCAGGAGAAGGATTACATAGATTTGCTCCACAAAACTCTTGGCCAGATAATGGTAATTTAGATAAAGCTCGTCGTTTGCTCTGGCCTATTAAGCAAAAATATGGAAATAAAATTTCATGGGCAGACCTTATGATTCTTGCAGGTAATGTTGCTCTTGAAAATATGGGATTCAAAACATTTGGTTTTGCTGGTGGTCGTGAAGATGTTTGGGAATCAGATGATACATACTGGGGTTCAGAAAAAGAATGGCTTGCAGATAATCGATATAGTGGAGATCGTGAATTAGAAAATCCTCTTGCTGCAGTTCAAATGGGATTAATTTATGTAAACCCAGAAGGTCCTAATGGAAATCCAGATCCAATTCTTTCTGCAAAAGATATTCGTGAAACATTTGCACGTATGGCTATGAATGATGAGGAAACTGTTTCTCTTATTGCAGGTGGACATGCATTTGGTAAAGCACATGGCGCTGGTGATCCATCAAACGTTGGGCCAAATCCTGAAGCTGCACCTATTGAAGAAATGGGTCTTGGTTGGAAAAACTCATTTGGAAAAGGAAACGCAGAAGACACAATTACAAGTGGTATTGAAGGTGCATGGACTGCAACCCCTACTAAGTGGGACAACTCATACCTTAAGTTATTGTTTAAGTATGATTGGACACAAACAAAGTCACCTGCTGGTGCAACACAATGGATTCCAACAGATGAGTCTGCTGCTAATTTAGTTCCAGACGCACACATTGAAGGTAAGTTCCATGCTCCAGTGATGACAACTGCAGACCTCGCATTGAAGTTTGATCCAGAGTACGAAAAGATTTCACGAAGATTCCTTGAAGACTTTGACTACTTCTCAGATCAGTTTGCTCGTGCATGGTTTAAGCTAACTCATAGAGATATGGGTCCAATTGCAAGATACCTTGGCAAAGAAGTTCCTTCTGAAGAATTAATTTGGCAGGACCCAGTTTCATTATCTAATACAAATATCGATATAGACTCTATTAAGAATAAGATTAAGTCTTCTGATATACCTATGTCATACTTTGTAGAAACGGCATGGGCTTCTGCATCTACTTTCCGAAAAACAGATAAGCGTGGCGGAGCAAATGGTGCTCGTATTAAATTAGAACCACAAAACAAGTGGGAAGTAAATAGCAGCAATGCAGTATCAACCGTTATTAATTTCCTAGAATCTATTAAAGAAGAGTCTGGTGCTTCTCTTGCTGATTTAATTGTTTTAGCAGGATGTGCAGCAATTGAAAAAATCTCTAAAGACTTATTAATAGTTCCGTTTACTCCTGGGCGTGGGGACGCAACACAAGAACAAACAGACATAGATTCATTTGCAGTCCTTGAACCAAAATTTGATGGTTTCCGTAACTACACTCATTGGAGCATAACTGTCCCAGAAGAAGTTTTATTAGTAGAAAAAGCTAATCTATTAGGCCTAACCCCAGTAGAATTAGTGCTTTTGTTATCTGGTATGAGAATGTTAAGCAATAATAAACTAGACAATAGTTACTTAATTGAATTACTTTCATATACCAATGCCAATCAAGCAAAAGATATTCCTGTTGTAGATTTAATTATTGCGTCTAACTCTGAACTTCGTGCAATTGCCGAAGTGTATGCCTCAGATGATGCTAAAGATAAATAT